TAACACAAACTGGCAGTAGAACGGGTGCTGTAACAGTAAGTTATATTACTGGTGCTATTACTTTATTTGCCGCGGCTCCTACTGTAGGTACCTACGTAACCTTTACAGTAACTAATACTACCGTAGCCGCAACAGATACTGTTATTATTAACTTTAAATCAAGTACCAATACTTATATTGGATTTGTATCAGCAGTAGGTACCGGAAGTTTTAACATTACATTTGCCAGTGTTAGTGGTACCACAAGTGATAGCCCTGTAATTAACTTTGCAGTAATTAAGGGCTCTGCTAACTAAGCTACCCTTAACAAGATAGTTTCTTCGTTAATCCGGCCATTCATCTTAGTGTCAGTGGCATTGATACCATCTAAGAACTTACGTAGCTGTACCTTACTGGCTGCCTTAAACTCTTTGAGTTTTTCCTCTGGCTTGCGTAGAGTCTTGCATACACTGGCATGTTCATCAAAGCCAACCAGGCTAGTACCTTTGACTGTAATAGGACCTTGGATGCTGTCTGCAACATACTTGCCAAGTTTACGAGTTTTAGTATTGTAAATCCATACCTCGCTGGCCCCTAAGACGTCAACAGGATTAATTGACACAAGTTTTAAAGGTTCATCAGTTTTCTTATACTTGAGTTTAGCCACTAATTTCTCTTTAGGTACTGATTTCTTAGCACGTGGCGCACGATTAACCTTGGCTTCTTGTGCTAACATAGTACAGGCCGCAGAAATTTCTTGTAAGAAGTCCATTAGTTTACGAACATTCTTACGAGCAAGATGGCTGTAGCCTTCACGTAGTTGTTCATCAGCTTCACCACTAGCCAGCTCTTCTAATTCAGCCAACATGGTGTTATAGAATTCTTTAATGATTCGAGCGTGTGCTGCCTTGGCTTCTTTGCCTTTGAGCAAGTTCAATACTTTGAATTGTTTTGGATCAAAAGATTCTGGATCAGTGATAAATGATTCAAGAGCAGTTTCTAATTCTTCTGTCATACCCAATGCGGCATCACGAACACGTTCTTGGATAGTTGGTTGTACTACTGCGGGTTTGGCCGCCTCTTTGGCAGCCTCACCTTCTACGTCGATATCTTCTTTGCCTTCTTCGATCACACGGACAATTTCATTGCGTAACCAAGCGGCAGTGTCTCTACCTTCGTTAAAATCGGCACGTACAGGAGTCATGCCTCTAAGCAAGCAACTGGCAATACCGCCCATAGTTGATGAACAGCGATTATCTTTGGTTTTCTTAAATGCTGTGATGTCTTCTTTAGTACAGCCTACAGTAGCCATCCATTTTAGAACAGCAGGCTTCAAATCCTTACCATTAAATTCTAAACGATAGTAAGCCATGGCATTAACAAAATGGCGATGGAATCGATCACCGTCCCAAGCCTCGCAACCTTCCCAAACTGGGCTATGATCTTTCTTAGCATGTTCACGAATACTAGCACTAGTGATACGTTTAGTTTTCTTTTTGGTTGCTACTTTAGCCATTTTTGCTCCTGTTTGTTTACTGTATATAGTATTATAGCACCGAAATCAATATTTGTCAACTGCGTTTTTTGAGATTACGTTCTATTGCAGGCATATAATACAGTAGTCCTTGATCAACATACTCTAAATAATCTCCCACAGAACTAATTTGATTAAAGACTGTTTGGTTAAATGAGTCGTAGGCAAAATCGTCCAATTTTCCAGTAGTCACTGCTGTGTATACTAGATTGGCAAGAATATTTAAATTTGGATTACACAAGTGATTAATTCTAGGATCCCAACCAGTGTGTAGGACAAAATTGTTGTAAGTATCGACAGAATGGTTATATTCGTTAACTGATACTTGATTTAAGAATATATTGGGCCTAAAAAAATTATTCGGATAGTTAACCATGGGTAATCTTAAATAACTGCCATCTTGGGTTACTGAGTGATCAGAATTGGCTAATACTACAAATTTACAATTAGGTGTAGATTCAGCTAGATTTTTAATGGCATGTATATAACACTCGTGATTGAGTCCGAATAGTAAAAAATCGCAATTTGCAATATACCATTTAAGATACTGTTTATTTTCTTTGTACCAAAAATTCTGAGGATCGTTTTCGTTTACTGTATTCCAGTATTGGGCCGCCGTTTCCGGACGAGATTTTTGAAATTCAAAATGAAATCTTCCAGGGGTACTAACAACAAATATAATAGTATCCCCATCTTGATAATTATTCTCATTAACATCTTTAAGTAGACATTGCATTGCATATTCAGTGCTGCCACCTGATACGGAATGATTGATAACATTTACATCGAGTTTTTTCGCTAGCAGTGTAGGCCAAGCAAACTCATTTAGAGTACTACCCTGGGCCGAAAAACTGTCACCATAGACCCATAATGTTGTCATAGTAGATCTCTAACAGCACCTAGTTTGTGTCTGTTCCAATAGTCAAACATAGTAATATCAATAGTCGGATCGACAGTATATAATAATCCTAAACAGCGATATTGTGCAGCCATGCACTCGGCATGTCCAAATATTACCTGTGTAGCATCTGTAGAAAAGATATTGGTAAGATTGATCCATTTGCGTCCAGGACCATGCATCAATGTTGCCAGTTTTGCAGGATTATTATACAAATCAATTTCAGCAAACTCTACGGTCATAGACTTGAATTGTCGCCAATACTGCTTAAATTGATCTTCCCCGCCAAAATAGTCAAAGGTTTCTTTTAGTCCTTTATTAAAACCATTGTTTTCATTATAGTACGGATCCCACTGTCCGATCCATGTGAAGTTATCTCGATCAGGAAATGCCCTAATACACTCTAATAAATTTTCGTCAGCCCAGGTATAAAAATGTTTGTACCAAGCCAGGCTCTTAGGATTAAAATCGTAGACGATACATTTTGCAGATTCAGTTAGTCGTGGATATTTAAAAAAATCAAATATTTTAAAACCACTGGCAGTATTGACCACTAGGTCATAGGGTCCGTTATTATTGTAAATGTGTAGGCTTTCGCTGTTAAACAACCAGATTTGGTCTTTGACAAATTTGCTATCTTGTATCCACTTATTTTGATTCCAATTCATATCTGTGTACGGAGTTAGTGTACGTAAACTATCAACAAATCTATCTGTTTCGTGTTCTGGATAGATATAAAATTTACTAAGTCGAATTTTTTCAGTTAGGGTAATTACGGGATATCCGCCATCGAACATTGCCGCTAACAATATCCAGCCTTGACCGGCACCAGGTTGCATAGCATGTTCGCCTGTTGCTCGAACCCATAGAGGTGTATAATCATCATGGAAATTTTCTTCACTACGTTCTAGTACAGGTAGCATTCGTTCCTCACGCTCCCATGTACCGTATTCTGGACAGCCGACTGCTTGATATGCCTTTAGATTAACAATAAAAAATTGATGATGTAGTTCCAGCCAACGTCCGTCAGTTTTCCATAGAGGATGTCCTGCTATGCCAAATTCATTAGCATCGATAAATTCTTCTAAATCTATATGAAATTGTAGGTTTTTAATTTGCAGTCCGGCAGCTAACATAACACAGTAATCAAAGCCTCGTTCTAAGGCAGATTTGAGGACGTTATGGATTTCGTTATCACATATAATAGTGATTGGATCCCAATTTTCTAATAATAGTTTACTGTTTAATCTTTCAAGGTAGAATAAAGATGCACCTTTGGCCTTAAGATACATCTCGTCATTGTCAATACGATCGAGTTGGTTATATACACCATATGCGATTTTATACTTGTTCATACTTTCTTTTCATTTGTTGTAGTGTATAATTATACACATGACCCATACCACTACCATGAACTATGAAATGATATCGGGCTTGATCAGAGTTATTCCATACAATATGTTCGTTAGCAATATCAAGAAAATTTCCACGACCTTGTTTAAATGGTACTTTACCCCAGTTACGGAAATAGAATTCGCAACCTTCTGGATTGTTAATAGCTATGTTCAGTGGTCCAAATATCCTACCAGGTCCATCAACGTGGGGCATTATATAACCACCGGGGGCTAATTTCATGATACGAACCCGATCATATTTTTCGTATTTTAGGCTTTTGATAAATGCAGTGCAGGTTGGAAACAATTCACAAACTTCAGTCCAGTGATAGTTTGCTTCTTCTATACTTTTAAATCCATATTGCTCATAATTTTCTGTAGCAGTAGGACTAATTCCGTGCAGAGTTATGGCAGCCCATCCTTCATGATTATAACTGAATAGTTTATCTTTTTGTCTATGACCTACAAATAAATGATCGTTATTCAAGCATTCGCTATGCATAGTTTTAAAATCTGCATCGAAATCGACTGATGCCCACGGCCAGTCCGATTCCCATATATTACTAGGGATAGGTAACCTTGGCTCCCATTGATTGCTTTCTGCCTCAATGATAAATTTTTCTATAACGTCATTCATTAATAATTTCGATTCCAGTAGCATTGGCAATTTTTCTAAATACTCGCAAATTCCAATCTTTTCTAATGTCGCTGTCGGGAACTAACCAGTCCTCGTAGCTAGGGTGGAAATCTAAAAATGTTTTGTCAAACATAATTTCACCTAGATAATATCTCCCCAATGCCAATTCATCGATATCAACATATGGAACATCTAGAGTTTTCCACCAATTATAAAAACTTAACTCAAATTGGTTAGCGGTATTATAGATATCTTTACTAAAATTTAGCCATACCTCTGAACTCAAATACTGTTGTACTTTAATCTGATTATTGATCACTACACGTTTGTCGTCATCAATAAAAGCATGCCAATAATCTTTACCTAAAGTATTATAACCTAAGTATAGTTGACCCCATTTAGGACTATGATTTAAAAATAATTTATCTTCAGTTGTAATCTGCGCTCCGTGTTCTTCAAAGGGCACGTATTGTATTAAACAACTAAAATTAGGATGATCATAGTCTAACATTGCTCTTTCTGTAATATGGATCCATTGGTTTAAATTTAGCCACAGCTTATGAAACTCTTTTTTAAAACCTATACCCGGCCAAACATTTGGGTCCATATCGGGTCTTGGGTCCATATAGTGATTAGACATGGCTGCATGACGCTCGCCGTATAGTTCAAATTCTTCGTGAAGATAATTTAAGATTTGGTGATCAAGTTCATCTGTACTAACAAACAGGGGTAATTGTTTGTCGTAGTACTTGTTGATTTCAAAAATAATGTTGTTTAATTTTTCTAATAGATTGGGCAAATCATCTTGTATTTTATTTTGTATTTTTAATTCTAAAGAATCTTTACTAACATTTTCAAGTTTACGCCGATTAACAATGTCAATCCATTTAGGAGTTAGACTGTTATCTTGTAGTTTATAAGAGAGGACTAGTGGGGATCCATCTTCTAATTCAAAATGAAATTTTGCTATTTTCATATTAGTTGTTTATCAATATTAACATCGCTAGTACAATGACATAGATTTTTATTACATACTACAGATTCAGTAGGCCAGCGTATGTTATCTGGATCATTGATATTTCCGATAGATCCATTAATAAAGCAGTTAGCCAACATTATTTCTCCATCATAACTGATGTATAATGATTTTAAACCTACGTCACATTTATATCCGTTAAAGTTAGTCATTCCATTATTGATGTAATCAACAGTATTGGGTCTTTCGTCAACACTGTTATCATCAAAATAGATCATTGGAATCATGTTTACTACACGTCTTCCGTGTAAATGCGGCAAATACTTTTTAGTTTGATTACCAATATTTCTATCTAACCATTCTAATTGTTCATTAGAATACACCGAAGCAGAGGGATCACTTCCTCCCTGCCAATCTAGTACTCTAACACTTTCTGTCCATACATTTTCTATTTCATAGAGCGTATTATACATTTTTACAGAATCATCCCAATATTTAGGATGCATCATAACTCTAGCGGTTACTAATGTATGTTTACCTGCTTCAGTAATTTTTTCAATAAAATCCTTGTCTGGAAATTCTGGATGATATGAAAAGCAAATAAAGTTTAACTTAGGAGAAATTTCCTGCCAATAAGCTACAGGTTTTGCCGCATTACTAGTTAATCCAACAGTGTGCCCAGCTTGATAAAAAATATCTACTATTTCTTTAAAGAATGGACTAACACTAGGTTCTCCACCGCTGACACTACAGTGAATATTAGAATACCTTTCAAAAAGTATTTGAAAAAACTTTTTAGCATTTTCCCATTCGTAGTGATGATTTTTGCCGGCATGCAAGGATGTTGGACAATAACTACATCTGTTAGGGCATATATTATTAATGACCCATGTAAGATGCATTAGTGATTCGTCCTGCTGTTGTATTTTAATAATTTTTTTCATGAATTATTTACTGCATCACGCACTACGATCATCTCAGGAATAGTTTTAAATAAATCTTCATTTCTAACACCGTCTATCTTTTCAGTATTCCACAAGAACTTTTTAGCAGCCTGTAGATCAAATGGCTTACTAAGTTCGTGTAGGATATGGGTAAATGCGTGATCGACGGTTGTATTGTATTTCTTATTGTGTTGATCAATCCATGCTTTTAGTTCGGCAATGGTCTCTTGTCTATAATCATCGGGCAATATAGACACGTGATAGTGTACCGGATACTGCAATAGATTAATAAAGAAATTTTGATGTTTATGCTTGGCACTTACTACACCGAGGTCTATCAAATAATCGATAATAACAGGCAATCTACGCACATTCCATGCACCAATGGTCATGCCAGGGCGCACTGTGATATTATCTAGTTTAATCAATTCTTTTAGATTTTCTTCAACCTTGCTCCATACGGTTCCTGATCGAATTAGTTCAGCACGTTCACCGATCTCATCAAGACTCGGCCATACTTCGATCTTCCAAGGCTCCCATTGCCGCCAATAATCTAATGCATTTTTCTTGCCATAGCTTAGTGTACTGCAATTGGTATTATAACTGATCTTAACATCAAATCGTTTATTTTCTACGAGCAAATCTAGAGTTTGCCAATGTTCGGGCATCAGTAGTGGTTCGCCTCCTGCAAAGTAGACCTTTTGAACATGCTTGACTTGATCTTTTAAAAAGTCGTAGTTAGTTTGATCTTCAACTTTTTCTATGCTCCAAACCTTGTCTTGTTCTTCGCCCCAACCTAATTTTTTATAATCAGGAACCCATGATGAACTGTACCGTGGTCCGCAACTACGACATTTAAAATTACATAGATTGCTGAATCGAAAATCCCAATATTTTAATTCCATAGTCTTACAAGTGCCATCTGGCTCTGTAATTTCTGGAATGATTTTTATTACATTTGCAAATTCTTTATTCTGATAATAACGGCCACTTTCTCCGGTTACCTTTTCACGATTCCAGCAGGTATCGCAGATTTTTGGTTCTTCACCGGCAAGAAACTGTTTGCGTAGTTCTTTCATGTTTTTGCTGTTCCAAATTTCCTCAATACTTTGTGTATTGAGATCCCCGGCAAAATAATTATGATGGCTTGTTAGGCAGCATGGGACCACTTTACCATTTGGCTCGAAATTAAGATGCATCCACGGAACTGCACACAGAGTATTCTTAGTCATAGCGTTCACTTGTTTAATATATTTTCTTTTGTACTTTCTGTACAGTTTTTCTAAGACCACCTTAGGAGAAACCATTCCAAATCCTTTTTTCTTTTAAATTCGAACACGTGATAGGCTGTTCGGGCATGGTATTTAAGCGTGTCGATGCACCACTGATTTATTTCTACGTAAACTGATTCTTCAGGTCGATCAGAAACTCCATCCACCCATTCATTCCAAACTTCAGCTACCCATTTACGACTACCCGGGCTTTTGGGTCTATAGTCTATGTCCACAGCCCGTGACGCACTTTAATAAGACGAATCATCATTTCCTCGTCTTCTTTCTCGTAGACTGCTTCTATTTTGGTAAGAGCCTTGTGTGCGCGATTATGTTCTTTTTTAAGCTCTGGAGGTGTGCGAAATGTGTGTTTCCCACCATTTAGTTCTCTGGCTCGTTCGCATACCGCAGTCCAGCCGCTGGCATCATATGGGTCGGGACGAGCTGGACGAGTCACAGTCCACCAGAAATATAGTTCATAGATCTCTTTGGCCTTTATAGCTTGATAGGTAGGCTTGCCATACCGCTCATCGTCCTTGTCTAGGAACTCATCATCTCCCCAAGTTAGATTCATTTGCCAACTGAGATTATCTAGGCCGGCACGTTTATTACGCCATGTTCTCCAACGGAACCAGCCATGTGCCCAAAATGGGGCTTTGTACTTTTCGGCTACCTCTTTATCAGCCCACGCTATGTGCGACCACGCAAGTTCGATTTCAACAAAGTCCACAAGTTCGTTAAACAAACATGGAAGAAAACGATCACCAACGTCACGCCAACCGCCACGAGGGATATCACGAGGGTGGGCAGTAAGAGCATGAGTCTTAGTGACCCAACGATTGTTGATATAGTATTTGATATCATATAATTTCCTTACGGGCCATGTAATAATGTCTTGTAGATAGCCAAGGCCCTCGTCAGCTAACCAAAAACGGATAGGATGTGTTCGGCTAGCAGATTTGTTCCACTCGTCCCATTGCTCCATGGTTCCTGCCATAGGTTTTGCAGTACCACGCAGCCAGTCTGCAAATTTACTACAGGTCCAATAATTACTGTGTTGTGCCATTATATATTTTCCCTAGTTGTTGTTTGTTCTTTAACATTATTTTCTTCTTCATCACAGCTCACTGGACGACCACGATTATCTAAAAAAGTTGTACCCCAAGTTTTTGAATTTGAGTGGAATTCTACATATACTTGACCATAAGCACAGAATTTACGTGCAGTTATATCATCCGGTGAAATCATATCCTGAATCGGCAAGACTATAAACAGTGCCATTATGGCCACAGTCCACATTACTACATTTTTAATAATAATAAAATTAGATCTTCTCACCAGCTTCGAATCCTCTAAATCTTAAAAACCTTGGAAAACGTAAACTATAAGTTCCGTCTTGATTTTGCGTTACTGCATCTGCACGAACTTCGACAATATTTCCAACCACACGCTCGCGAAGATTCCAAAAATTATCACGGTCACTGTCACTGAAACCACTACCCACATTGACCACAATATCACGGCCGTCATCATTACCACTGCAAACCAGCGCACCAAGACGCCCAACATTTCGTCCAGTTCCTTCTTCGACATCTGTAACCTCTAGTGATACTTCAATAAATGGTTTAAGTTTAAGCCATGCTACACTACGTTTACATTCATAACCTGCATCTGGATCTTTGATCATAATACCTTCATATCCACCTGCAACTGCTTGGGCATTAATTTCTTTAAATCGAGACTGCCCTACTTCGGTATCTAAATCTACTAGTTCGTGGCCGACTACTTCGATATTGGGTAATAGATCTTTATGTTGTTTATGCCAATAGTATACCATTGCACTGCGGTCTTCTTGTCTCCTATCTGATTTGCCTTTTTCGAACTCTTCAAGGCTAATGACATCAAAAAGATTAAGAACAGCATCATTGGCTTTAACATCACTCTTACGGTGTACCTGTTTCATTAAGTCCTGGAAACTACTAGACATAATCTCCCCATCTAGTATTAGATCGTAAGGAGGGGGATTTTTCTTAACTACTGCACTTATTTGTTCCACAATATGCGGAAAGTTTACTAATTCTTTACCATTGCGGCTAAACTGATCAACTCGACCGTCTGTACGCACAACAGTGATAACACGAACACCATCCAGCTTGACTTCAATAAGTTTCTTACCTGAAACTTTGGACTCATGGTTAGCACTATCGTGAGCAAGCTGGCAACTAAACACAGGGATTGAATACTGAGCATATTTTTTCTCCACCACTTTATTAACAGTTTTTTCACTAACACCACAGCGTAGGTCTTTAATAAGGATACGACGATACCAACCATTCCATTCTGCTTTGGTAGCAGATTTCATCATAGATTGAATTACATCACGGGCCGCATGGCCAGTGATTCGTCGAGCAGTAAATCCACTAAGGGCCAGTGTAAATGTATCCCAATCTAGCCCAGCACCATCTTCATCTTCTTTCTCTGGTATTTGTTTGAGTCCAAAAGTTATCATTGGATCTAAAGCCAGTCGCATGCCAGCAAATAACTCATCGTTACCCATTTCGGCTTGAGCCAAAATGATAGCTTCTTTGTTTAACCGACTAGGGTGATCTTCTAAGGTAGAAATAACATACTGGCAGGGATCGTACATTTAAGACCTTTCTAATAACTATATTAGTTATTATAGCATCTTAACGGCTAGTATGTCAAGTGATTAGTAGTTTTAAATGGTTTGCCTATATAGGCATTTTCCAATTGGCGCATGATTAAGTTCTTCTGTCTGCGGATGATTGGATGATTGTGATTCCACTCAAATGCTTTTAAATAATCACACCAGGTAGAGTTTTTGTGTCTACGACACAGATTTGAATCTAAATAATGGGCAATAGTAGCAGGGTCATAACCAAAGCGATCAAGTAGCTCGCAGGCCGTATTAAAAGCGTGAGCCCCCATTTCGTCTCTATCACCATAGTACTCTTGTTTCTTACGATCTTTGGCATACTCTGCTGTGCTTTGATATCCTGGGATATTCTTAAAATTTCGAGAACGGAATTGTCGCATGTGTACAACTTCGTGTAAAACTACATCAGCAAATCGAACTGCCATACGTTTGAAACGATGTTGGGTTAATTTTATCTTACGATCAGTTGGATTATAATTGAAATTAACTTCTATAGCTGGTTTGTTTTTCTTGTCTAAATCGCTGTAGTATACTCCACCTAGAAAAATAAAACCTTTAGTAGTGGGTGCATATAGACATTTTTTAAGTTTTAAGGGCAAGTATGATTTAACGTGTCGAGCAATACGTTTTTGGATTTGGCTAGGAGATAACTCCTTACCCACTATTTCGCTATTAAGCGAATAGAACATAGAGTACAGGTTACTGCGGGTTAGTTCTGACCAA